ATTCACTAATCATTTTCAAAAATGTACTTTTTCCGTTATTTCCTTTATGTCCTTGAAAGAAAAAGACGACGTGCGGAAAGGAATGAGTCATCAAAATATGGCCAAACATTTCTTCAATAACCATACGCAAGTCTTTTCTGTTCATTGTGAAAAAGTCTAAAAATTGATCCACATGCTCGTCATATGCATCTTCTTGGTATTGCACATTTAAGTAATAGGGAGTAAACCCATAATCGGCTTCAATAACTTCACCATCGTCAATAATATACCCGCCTGGCAACTTAATCGGAAAGTCTTGTTCTTCAATGTATTCGGACTTAATTTTAAACAGCTCAATCAATTGTTTATGCTGATTTGGTTTGAGTTTAATGAGTTTATCAATTTCTCGTAGTAATTTATTGTCATTGTGTACGTAATAATCGTCTTGCTTAAAATACAGCTTTTGCTGGTAGTATTTAATATCTAAACGTTGAACAAGCACCTCGCTGGTCATGACAATATCTTTTTCATTCAAAAATTGAACAGCTTGTCCTTTTTTCTTTTTTTCGTATGTTTGGTTAACGGACTCAATAACATGGATAAGTTCTTTTCCCAAAGGCTCACCAAATACAAGTTCGTCAATAAAATGTGCCAATTCCTCGATAAACGTATCGTCTAATTCATACATTTCTTTCGCGGTGAGTAAGTGTGTAAATAACGCAGAGTTGCGTCCTTGGTGCTCTACAAGCCCCATTAATACGTGTTTTAAGTGCATCGGGTATAAATAGACTGGAAGCATTGGAAGCGCGCTCAAATCGTTTAAAAAATGCTCATTTTGCATCCGTCGCAATTTACCATTTTGTTTAATGACGGCCATAGACTTTTTCCCTGTCTTGTAGTCTACTGTCATGCCAGCGACCGTCAATTTTCCTGTCCAGTTTTTAATTAAGACACCTTTCGGCTTTTGGTAATACAAATGGCAACCGCGGCTGGTTTCCACTCGTAAAGTAGGGAAGAGGCGAAAGAGTTTTTCTATCGCCTCATTCCGTTCGTCAAAATCGACGACGACGATCGAGCTGTTAAGCAAAATAGCCGCATCTTCATAATGTTCGTGTGTCGTGCTAAAAATATCGAGTGAATGTTTCGGCACCTTCCCATCTAACTCGATGTATTTAATCATCTTGTCACCTGCCTTGGCGTTTGGCTTGTATAAATCCCAAGCAATGCTCCCGAATCTTTTGTGCCGTTTTCGGGCCGATTCCTGCGATTTCTTCTAATGATTCAAGCCACTCTAACATAATCTTTGTGTCCAACTCGTTCTGCCGTTTGGCTCCTGCATCAAATCCTTTATTCCATGCCGCCATAATGTCTGGATGGAAGGGAGAAGTGGTTTTCTCCCTTTCTCGTTTACTTTTGTGTTGCATTAGTAACCACTCTCTTGACGCTGGTGGTTGATGGTGTTTTTGTCCATGTATTTTTCAAAAATCGTTTTCGTCGTTAACCCAACCATTCGGGATAGGAACAATAGAAAATGCCAAAGGTCAATGACTTCCTCTTGCAGCCGATCTAAATTGATTTGTTTTTCTTGCTTCCACCATTTCCAGTTGACTTCGCGACGAATTTCGTCAATTTCACTTTCCATCGCAATGGTGATACCAATGACCCACTCATCGAGTGTTTTACAAATATTTCGTTCTTCAATGATGCGTTCATCTAACGCTTGTTGCATGCTAAACATGACCTCAAGTTTTTGTTTATCCATTTCTTACTCCTCCCTCGCGCTCGTAAAATAGTTATTAAACTTGTCCCGTTTCGGAAATTCACCTTTTGTCGGGAACACATCGACAGGCGCTGCACATTGGTAACATTGCACTTCTTTGACGCCTTCTTTTTCGTATCGCACCCCTTTAAAACCGCAATTCGGGCACTCGTAAAACACTTTGTAGTGCGGCATGCCGTCCTTAATTTTAATACCTGTAAGATGAAATGTAGGCTTTCCTTCTTGCGCTGCTTTTTCTTCTTGTTCCCGATACCAGTCGCGGAGTTGCTCTGGAAGCAATGGGAGCACGTCTTCCATTGGCTCCATCTTGATTTCGGCTGTTTGGAAATTTTTAATCTCGATTTTTGGTTTAATGGATACTTTCTTCTTTTTGCTCCCATGATCGAGAAGCCCTAAAAAATCAAGCGTCTTATTTAATAAGCGTTCAAACGATTCAACTGGGAAATTTTCGATCTTCAAACGTGCACTTTTTTCACCGTTTGACAACGTAATTTGAACGTTCATGTGACAACCTCCCTAAAATACATTGCTTTGCACAAGCTTAATATAGTAGTTGATATCAATGAGTTTTTTGTTCATCTTGTCGAGTTCGCCGTTCCAAACAAAACTTTGTTCGCTCGTGTGTGGTACTTTGTAGTACTTATGATCGCGAACTTTATACACACCACCGTAATGAAATTGGTTGGTTGCAAAAATACGATTCACTTTTTGCAACATCATCATTTTTCCATTTACTTCGTGCGCCATTCCGTCAAATTTTCCTGCTTTGGCCACGACTTGAAACAAATCTAATTGATTGTTTTTCCACGCTTCGATGACTGTTTTTTGAATAGGGATGCCGTGCATATAAAAATTGACCAACGCTTTGTCGATGATGTGCAGACTGTTTCGTTCCCAGTCGCCTCCTTGAAATTTTGACATTCTTCCTCTCGCCTTAATCGTTCCATCGGCGTATTGCACCACGTAATTATTCACATCTCGTTGTGCAATTTTGTGGATATCGTCCACATCTAGCGTCAGCTGATATTGTTCACCAAAGCGTCGAATAACTTCTAAAATCATGTCTTTCATTCCGTCTTCGTAAGCAATAATGATTCCATCTGTATTCGACTGGATTAATTGTGCGAACGGTTCGAGAAGCAAAATAAGATGTGTCAAAATAAGCTGACCGTTCATGGTGACGTTGTTAAACTGTTTCGGGTCAAATAATGGATTGTATTCTGATTTCATTGCGCCAAACGCGCTGTTCAGAACAATCTTGTAAATTTCGTGCTTTCGGTCGTTTTGTTTCTTCAGTTTTAACCGTTGTTCATAAATGCGTGTAAAAAGCTCCGGGCTTTCAGCTTGTCGACTAATAAATTGATTGTTAATCATCAGGGACGGAAAGTAAGACGAAACGTCAATTTGCATCATCCGACCCGTGTACCGATAGTTTTCAATCGCTCCATGGACGCCTCCGAAACCAAATGTGTGCTTCATACCAGCAATCTCAATTTCTAGCTTTTCTTTCTCTAGCGCGTCGTGCTCTTCTCCTTGTATGTATCGTTTCTTGATGTTTTCGTAAAAATCGATCACTTCGCGCGGCAATTCATTTAAGTTGAGACGACGATCAAATTCTAGTTGCAATCGGTCACGGGGAAGTTTTTTTGGTTTTGTCTTTAAGACGGCGGCCGAAAGACTCGCTCTTGTTTTCTTTACAGCTGTCACTGGCAACTGAAAAGCATCTACAATTTCAAATTTGCTTGTAAAATAGTCTTCGCGTAGTTCAAATACTTTTTTTGTTGTTCGGACATCGTTTTCGCAATACTGGAATACGAGTGCTACTTCTTCACTTGTTAATGGGCGGTCAATGTCAAAATTAATGGGCGTTTCTTTAATATCAAGACCCATGTTTGCCTGGACTTCTTTTAATGACACCCCGTTAATTTCTTGCATTGCATCTAATGTGAGATAGCCAAGCGTGGCATTTACTTTTTCGCCACGAATCAACTTTTGTGACAATTCGTACGGATCTTTTCCTGTTAACAATCCGGCTAAAATAATGTCGTCATAGGCATAATTGTTATATCCGACTAATATGCTAGATGTAGATAAGCTGTTGCGGAGCTTATCTGTATCGTTATGAATGTGGATGGTGTGGTTCTCAGTCAGGAGAACCACCATCCAGTCGTGTCGAAACACTTCGATATCGTAAAATGTGAACATTTACATCACCATTAAAACGGGATGTCTGCTGATGCTAATTTGAAGTTTTGAAATTCTTTCATTTCCCCTGTACGCTTATCTTTATAGCGACTTGTTTTAAGTTCTAACTCCACTTGCGTGCCTAGCGCTTCTTGCAACTTTTCTACAACAGCTGTTTCGATGTTCGCGATGTCGTCTACCGTTAACTCCACGTTAAACACTTGTGCTGCATGTCCCCAAAGTTTTTTAATGTTTTGCTCCAATTGCTTTTCAGTAAGCCAGTAGTTCGCGAAATACTTACGGTTTTCATAGCCTTCATTGATGATTGTAAATGTCAATGAGAGCCATTCCGTTCCTTTGTCATTGACACGGAATTGCACGTCTTCCAAAATGGCATCGTAAATGCCATCTGGAAGGTTGTCGTAGCCATTGTCATCCACGTTTGTTTGATGCGGGTTGAATCCTTCTTCTAACATTTTTTGAGCCAATGCTTTTAAGTTCATTACTTATTACCTCCTGTTTATCTTTTTAATTAGTTAAAGTAGTTAATTGCATTACTTCACTCTCGGCGGACGCGGTGCAGCTGTACGTGGTTTCGGCGTTTGTTTCAACTCTTCTGTTTTTGATTCGGTTTGTGTGTCTGGTTCTGCTTCACTTGCTGCTTGCATTGCTTGTTCCTCTGCTTTTTCTAACTGTTCTACAATTTTCTTTGCTTCTTCTTTATTCGTTTGCGTTGGTTTATCAAAAGCGCCGATCACTGTGTCAAGGATGGCTAAAATTCGTTCGTCTTGAATCCATTCGCGCTGATAGGCTTTTCGCCGATCGACAGCACGGCGAATATAGTTTTTGCCGATTTTTTGGCACAAAATATTCATATCGCAGTTGCCGTTGACTGTGTTTAGGTGCTTAACACTAAGTGACGGTACTGGTTTTTCAATGTTGTTTTCAGTAACTGTTGCGTAGCGTGAAATATAGATGACATTCATCGGCAGTGCCTTTAGTTTGACCACCAGCGCTGTAAAAATCGACTTAAAAATACCAAACCCTTTTCCGTATGGAATGTCACCGATGTATTGCACGCCGTGCTCTTCGCAGATAGCCTGTTCGATTAGCGTTACTACATCGTCAATTACGTCAATGACGACTGTTTCGAAACCATGGTCGGTTGTTTCCAACTCTTTAATCAATTCGTTTAATTGATCGATGACACTAAAACTGATTTGTCCTGTTTTTGGATCGCGCTCGTTTTTTAGATTGACGCTTGGCGTCTCAATTTGATCCGCGTTCCCATCTGTGTTGAAAATGACTGGGTTCGGGAACTGGGAAGCCAAATATGACTTCCCGTGCATCGTTTGCCCCCAGATAAAGAAGTTGCGCGGTGTATCAACCGTTTTCTTTGGTTGGTTTTTTGGTAGTAAGCCCATCTTAATTTGCCTCCTTCAGTTTGATTCGAACACTGCCAGCCGTTGGGCTGATTTTGATATATTGCTGCGCGAGCTCCGGATACTCTTTTTTAAAGCGTGTGCTGTCAAACGACTCGCGTTTACCAGGGAGCACGCGTGTAATCACAATGCGGTCGGTTTCCCATTTTTTTACGTCGTATTCTTCCATGAGTTGATACAGCTTGTCTTTCATCGCTTTATATTGCTCCTCTAGCTTTTTGAAGCTAGCAAGTTGTAATTCTAGCTTTTCGACTTGTTGTGCGACGATGGTTAATTCGTTTTGACCAACAGACATAAACTCTTGTTCGGTCATATCCGGCTTTTCTTTGAGATATTCGCAACGAATCCAGAACGTTTCAATCGCATCTAAAATGTGCTGCACATATTGTTCATCGCGATGAATGACCCTGATTTGTAATCGGTCTGCGTCAAATTCTGCGTCAAAGTTGTCTGGGCGCTCATAAAGCGCAAGCCACCCATATTGAACATCAAATTGATACATGTACAGCTGCATTTGCGCTTCATAAGATTTGATATCTGGCGTTTTACCGTGTGTTTTGATTTCAAGAATCAATTGATTTTCAGCATCATATCCATCGGTGTTGGAACGAATCCCGCGCTCTACATCTGTTTTTGTTGCCGGTTGAAAATTTGTTTCGTTAATTGCATTAATATACTCACGAATTTGCGGTTCTAATGCGTTCCCATATGCTGTATACTCATTTCCTTTAAAGTCAGACGGCTCAATACCCGTTTTTTCTTTTGCTAACTGAAATTGCGTCTTGTATTTGCTAATCCCAAGGATGGCTGGAACGTCGGATCCACCGACCCATTTATCGCGATGTTGAACGACATTCATATCTTTTTGACCAAACATTCTCTCACGCTCCTATAAAGTTTTTAAATAGCTTTTCCGTAAAGTCTTTCTTTTCAGCAAGTGCCTCATACACTGCTTCTTCAATACTGTTCTTGGTGATATATCGATAGACCGTCACCTTTTTGGTTTGGCCATTTCGATAACACCGTCCTAGCGCTTGGTCATAGTCTTGATAGCTATATGTTGGCGTATAGAAAATCACAATGTTGGCATATTGCAATTCAATGCCTGCAGCACCAGCTTGGTACTGAACAAAAGTAACGGTATTTTTTAGACTTGACCACTCTCCTTGATCGGGAAGTCTGTTCACTTTACCACTTACTTCATAGATGGTTTTTGTTTTTTGCAGCAATTGGGTGAGTTGGTCTTTTTCGTGCTGGTAGTAGTAGAAAATGACGATGTTCTCCTCAGTGCTTTCAGCTAACATCTCGGTGTAGGCTAGCTTGTCCTTTTGGTTAGCATAAAGCCTAAGCCCATGCTGCAATTTCATAATCGTATCAAATGCGATTTTCCCATCTTTCGTTTCCAACACTCGGTCTTTTTGAATGATTTTATACTGCTTCGATGGCTGGAAGCGTACGTCTTCGAATATCAATGGCGGTAAATCAAGACATTCTTCTTTTGACAGTTTCGTAGACACGCTTTGATATAGCTTTTTCAAGTGTTGTTGTTCTTTCCAGCCACTGATGACTTTGACGGATCGATCACCAAAATGTTTAGTTTCATATATCGCGTGACGTTTTAAAAACTCTGTTTTGTTTTTGTAAAAACGAAACATCAAAAAGTAATTAATCGTATCAATCCAGCCGTTGCTGGATGGAGTGGCCGATAATAACACAAAATGAGTCGATATTTTTGTTAGGGACAACGCAGCTTTTCCTCGTTGGCTTGATACATTCTTGATATAGTGGCACTCATCAAAAATGACGAAGTACCCTTTGTATAAATGCCAATCCTTTGCAATTTTTCCGTATGACAGTTCGTTATATGTAATCGCAATGTTGTAGTAATCTGCCACACGTTGAATTTCGCGGCTCCATCCACCTTCACGCAATTTTGCCGGAGGTTGAACAATTAATAATGGTTCGCCTTGATAATGCTTGAGATAATGATGAATCGAGAGAATGGTCTTTCCTGTTCCCGTATCTAAGGCATACAGCCAGTCGGGCTCACTCTTGTTCAAGGCGTCCTTTTGATAACTGTAAAGCATGTCGTAATTCCGTAATCTTTCGTTGTACATCTTCGACGCTGTAAGCGACAAACGCGCACCCCCCATTTCGGTTAATTTCATCAATGTTTAATTGTTGTAACGCGGATACTTTTCCGCCTGGACGTTTGATTTCGATGCCTACAAACACCGAATCAATGCAAGCGATAATATCTGGAACACCTGCTTTTTGATACATTGATCCGTGTACTTTCATGTACCAAACGCCCAGTCGATCTAAGTACCGTTTGATTTGGTTTTCGATTGTCTTTTCTGTCATATCGCACTCCCGTGTGATAAAATAAGATTGTGTGTGATGTGGAGTGCTTTGCTGTTTGGCGAAGCTTTTTTTATTTTGCTACTAATTCTTTTGCATCAAATGCACGCATGACATATTCATAAATGTTTTCTGCTAACACGATATCGCCGTTGGGAAATTCTAAAATAACGTCATCTTCAAAAATTTCATCCCCTAGCGCGTCGATGCCCCAATGTTTTGTGTTCACTATGTTCACCTCCTTTTAGCGAGGAATTAAACCTTTTTTCCTCAGCTTCTTAATTTTTGATTGAACAGAAGTTATTGTTCTTCCTAATTTCGTTGCCATTTCTTCACACGATACTTTTCCATAATTTTTAATCACAAACTGCTCCTCATCCATTGTCCATGGAATCCACATTCTTTCTATTTGCTTTGGAATGTTTTTGAAATTTGAAGAAGCTTCAACCAACTTCTGTCCAATCGGACACGTCTTACACTCAGTTATTGACGCGCCCAGTTTTGTTTTGTGCCTGCATCCTTCGCAACGATCGAGGAGATTAATTATTTGTAACCTTATTTTTCTTTTCTCCTCGCGAGTCACTCTTCAGCACCTCCTTCGCGTGTACGTGTAGTAGATGCGCTAGCGCACATCGTCAAGTGCAAGAACGCGCGAGCGAGATGGGGGAGGGTCTCGCGCGAGGGTGGGAGAGAACGCGCTCCTGCACCTGACGACAGGCACTAGACCTGTCGAATGAAATGTGGTACAATCACATATGGTTCGGGTTTCTGCTAGCTTTCAAGCTAGCTTTTTCTTTTTCGTGAGAAACTGCTTGTACAGCACTTCCTTGGCGTACAGTTCAGTCGCTAACAACAGCGTTGGATTATCGCGCATCTCCGCACACAATCTACGAACCTCTGAAACTTTCATTAGTCGACTAGCTGAAAAACATACGTTCATTGTTCATCCTCCTTTTTAGTTCGCAAACCGTATTCTTCTGGGTCAAAACCGTTTTCTGCAAACTCTTCGGCGAGTTTTTTCCAAGCTCTTCCCCAGCTACGCAACCGATCAACATTTTCACGCAATTCTTCAAGTTCGTTTTCAAGACCACATACAAGGTAGTCAATGTTTTCAAGTTTATCCTTCAAATCTTCGAATTCGTCGTATCTGCCAACCCTTGCGTTATGCTCGATTTCTCTAATCGACTTAATGATTTTGTCAATTAACGGGCATTGATAATCAGGTGGCGAATCAATATAGAACATCTCTTCACTTGTTGAATATCCATTGATCGCTTTGAGCTCATCTATTTTCATCACGACCCGCTCCTCTCATAACGATCGCAATATCAACACCGCGTGCTTTCATCACTTCAACGAGCTGCACCAGTTTGTCATGTTCTTCTTTCTTTCGTACCAGCTCGTCCAAGTCGCGTTTGCAACGCTGAAATTCCGTCATCCATCTTTCCGCTTCTGCAAGCCTTCCGTGTATGTCGAGCGAGCGATCTAAAAACGCAGTTCTCGCTCGAAATAAACTGTAATCGC